TCATATGATAATACTCATCAACAGTTCCACCTTGTTTACCAAGTAAATCATTATGCTGAATAAGCGCACTATCAGCTTGGTCTACTTTACCTGCAAGCTCGGATGTTATCTTCTCAGCTGTCCATAACTGTGTATTAGCCTCTGAACTATCATCCACATCTACATCAAGAATTGGATTCTTGGCTGTGCCTGAATTTGTGATAAAGTCGCCATCTGTGACAGTCTGCACTCCTGAATCCAGTCCGGTTATATCATCCATAGTAGCCAATACATTTGCGGCAGAAGGACTATTTGCCCCTGTCATAGCAGCCTTCTCATCAGCAGTTGGTATTTTAGCTTTGAGTACAGCTTCTAACTTAGTATCATTCACCGCCTCATCATCTAGTTTGGCAGTAGTTATAGCTTGATCCTTTATCTGCTTTGTGCCTATCTGTGTTGCGCCCACATTTATGCTTAATGCAAGTATCATAAATAAAAATATATACTTTTTCATAATCACCCTCTCAATATTAATGTGTCATCTTCTGTTAATTTGTCAGCTACGAAAGTTATTGTAGTTGTGTCTGTCTCTGCATAATCGTCTGTAACGCACTGTAACATGCCATTTAAGAACACTTTTAGCGAATCATTGCCTGTTGTATAGGCTGTTACAGTTATGATGCCTGATGTCTCTTCTCCGGCTGTTACTGTGTGTTTTAAATAATAGCCAACTACGTCCTTAGCATCTTCCCAACCTTTGGCGAGATTATTAGATACTGCTTTGTCTAAGTCTGCATTTGTATCAGCCTCATCAACTGTTTTCACGTCAAATAATTTAACTGCTGACATTGTATATTCCGTTATTCCTGTGCCAGTGACTTTAATATCATAACTACCATTCGCTGCATAAAAATTAGTCCTACCATACGCATCTGCTGTAAGTGGGTTTCCTGCAGCAGTAGAGCCATCATCTGAATATATTGTTGACACGTCCACTGTACCTGCATCATAAACCGTAACAGTAGCAGCAGCACCAACTCCGCCCACATCTTTTAATATTGTTATATGTAAATGCTCCATAATAGCCCCTTATGAAATCGTTGCTGTCCACTTCAATGTCAATTCAACATCCGCAACTTTTGGTATTGCTGAATCAAAATGAACATAACAAAGCATAATCCCGGCTGAACTCGCATTGAATATCCCCGCCTCTGTTACTGTTCCTGTGCCAACCCCAGCAGCCCAAACACATTGATATAATACCTCATCCGCAGAAGCCCCTGCCTGTTGATCTCTTGATGTCAATGCTAATCTGCTCAATGCTGTTGTTAAAGCTGTTGGATCTGCTCCTGCATCCGCTCCTGAACCTGTTTCCATCCAGCCCATTTCAGCCTCGTTGTGTACGCTTGCTAACTGGTCAGCTATATGATATTTCCCAACAGTGGTAGATACATTATGCTTTGCTTTATATAAAATAACTTTGTCATGTCTTGTTAAAATAGCCTCTACATTATACTTTGCTCCAAAATTCATATTTAATTTCATATTGACCCCCTAAATTCGATATTTATTGTCCCCCATCCGCTTGCTGTTTCCTCATCAACACTTACAGAAGAACAAGCCATATCGCCATAACTACGCCCTGCAATCTTCACTTCTGCCTCTACACTATTAACATATAATCTAACCCCAACCGTTCTTGGTACTCTTGCTTCTTGTATTCCACTTGGCTTGAGATAATTTTTAATAAGATCCTCTACCTCTGCCCTGAATAGTTTATTTGTTGTTTTGCTAATTTCACATTTAACTCTTAATGTAGCACCACCACCATCCGCACTATATCCTGTACTCATACCCACGTCTGAAAGTTTTTTAGTCCCAAAATACACTGTTGATGTTGCCATTTTATGCTCCTTGTCCTGCTAATTGTTTTATACTTAATGCCTGTCTAGTAACTGTTTTTGCAAGTGCGTTTGTTTTGCTTGTAAGGTTTTTAACTACGCTAATAACTTGACTGAGCACACTTGTTTGCGCGCTACTTAAACTATTTGCCTTAGCCGCATAACTGGCTATACCCTTTGCCAACTCATCTATGCCAATCTTGCCGTCTTTATAGTTTTGTATTAAATCACCCAGCATACCCTCTGTTGCTGTTTTTAAACTATCTAATGCTTGATTTTGTGCTTTAGCCTCTTCTACTGTTTTATCAAACTTTTCTGCCGACATTCCTGCTGGCTGTTCTTTTGTAAATACTGTTTCTTTTCCCAACATTCTTACTCTACCCGTTTCTACTGGTATCTTTGTCCTTGCTTTTTGTAAAACATCATATATTTTCTTTCTTTCTTCTAGTATTACGTTTATATCTTTTTCTTTACTGACTTGCTTGTCAACTGTTCCCAATCCTTCTTTACCAAGTCTATTTATATCTGCTTTGAATTTTTTAATCCATTCACTAATTCCGCCACCCTTAGTACCTTCATCAACCCCTAAATATGTTTTTCTTAAAAAATCAGATACAGGAGTTTGTGCTTTGCCACCATAAATACTTTCAGCTAATTTGTCGCCTTCTTCTGTATATCCCTTAAAATATGCCTTCGCTGCTTCCAATCCTTCTTTATAATATTTTTCTCTCGATGTACCTTGATGCTTTTTCAATTCCTCTTCCCATCTTTTAATTGCTTTTCTATAATCCTCAGCCATTTCATATTTCTGCTTCATTATGCCGATTTTTCCCCAGTCCTTTATCTTCTGAATAGCCTCAAAAGCGATAAGCACAGCAGCTAATGCCGATAACCATTTATTAGTTGCTAATGTTAAAAGCCCAATACCTAATCCAACCCATTTAACATATTTTAATATATCTTGAAATGCTATTTTTATTCCTTCAAATGGAGAATTCGTCTCAAGCCATTTCCTAAAACCAATAAACTTTATTTTCCATTTCTCTAAATTAGCCTGAACTTCTTTTGGTGTTTCACCAAAAACCTTTTTAATCCATCCCAATATATTAAGATGTTTAGTCATGCTTCCCATTATATCCCCAAACATATCTTGAAATGCCTTTACAATTCCCGACTTATCTACATAATCCTTAACAGCTTTTATCTGCTTCTGGAATTTAGTAGCAAACGCCTTTAATGCTGGCGCAAAAACATCACCCAATCTACTCGCCATAATCTTTACAGCTTCCCAAATACTCGCAAAAGCAGAGGTTAATCCCTTAGCTCTGTTTTTGTATTCATCCATCAAACTACCGCCTTCTTTCCATTGATCATTGGCGATTTTTATATTATCTGATAGTAATTTAGTGTTTTCACTCATGGCTACAAGTGCAGGAGCTACCCTTACTCCACTAAGCTGTAATTCCTTTAACGCTGCCATTCTCTTAAATTTATCCAACTTACCAAGTCCTTCAATAAATTTCTTTATTGCTTCCATCGGCTTTTCTTTAACCAACTTTGCATATCTAGTAAATTCTATTCCACTTACATGAGCAAATCCTTTCGTATCTAATAATGCCTGATTAAGCATTCTTGTGATTGCAGAAGCTCCTACTTGTGTTTCTACACCCACATCAATCATTGTTGCTGCAAATCCCATCATTTCAGGGATAGTCAATCCAAATGACTTACCCATTGAACCTGCTCTTTTCGTTATCTCTCCAATTTGTGTAGCAAAAGCAGTTGTTCTATTAGATAATTCATTCATTACATCACCTAACATTTCTGATTTAGAAATAGGCAAATCCATTACTTTTGCAATTTTAGCCAAATCCAATGCCGCTTCTTCTGCTGTATATTTTGTAGCAATAGCCATCATTTCTACCGCCTTTGAAAAAATCCCTATATTCTTTGCTCCAGTAATACCCAACTGCCCTGCAATTGCAGAAGCATTTAAAAGCCCTTCCATTGTCATTCCTCGAGTAGTTAATACAAGGTCTTCTAAACTCTTTCGCAACTTTTGTATTTCCTCATTAGACATTCCTGTTGTTTTTTGCACATCAAGCAATCCGCTTTCCAACTTAGCAAATTGCCGAATAGAACCCACTACCATTGCTGTTAATGCTGCCACACTTACCAATGCTGCCCATTTTGCCTTGCGGGCAATAGATGACATAGCTGTACCAAATTTCTTTGATAACTGCTTAAACCCACCTGCAACCCTACCAACCTGTGATTTAAACTTATTTAAACGCCCCTTGATTGCAGCAAAAGTCTTTGCGCTTTGATCCTTTGCCTTAATAACCAATTGTAATTCAGCGGCAGTCATCTCTCTTCTCCAATAATCATCTGCATTAACTCTATATTTCTATTCGGCTCGCTTAATACCTCACTTGGCAACTTGTGTAGTTCTTTGCATATTCTCCAAACATTCATATCTGATACAATCTCCTCATCAAACTTTGTCAGTCCTCTCGCTCCCTGATGTATCTTTCTTATGCTGGCAAGTCTTTTTTTTTGCTTTCAATCGCCTCCAGCTTGTCTATTTCCTCACAAAGTTTGTTCCTTGCTGACTTCGTTAGCTTTCTTATACTACCTGCTGTTATAGGCTCTTTCTCGCCCCATCCACAACCCTCTTTAGTCAATGCAAGTAGTAATTTCTCAGCTCTCATCTTTGCCGAACTCAATACAAACTTCTCCTCACCATTGACAACCTTAAACTCACCAGCTAAGTCTTGCAATCTATCCTCATCATCGCCTGTCAACTTGCCTATCCTGACCTTTACTCCGTCAACTTCAACTTCTTTGACTTCCTTAGTTGTAAATAGTCCCATTACTTATTGCCTCCTATTGTTTTGTTATTAGATAAACGAAATAGTTATCTCATCGTTCCCGCTACTAATATGATATGAGACAGGCATCTCGTACACCCTCACACCTTCTCTATCTGCTGCACCTATGCTGTCATACATTGCAACCGGACAAGCTATGCTATACTTATTCCCCGTTGTTCTGCCAACTGTAACTGAAAGAGCCTTGCTTGTTCCTGCCTGCCAATCAGCCCAAAAGCTATTTGTAGCCTCTGTAACCTCCTCTGGGTTCAAACTACCTGCAACTGCTCTATCTGCTACTATATAACCCTCAAGACCCCAACTCGCATTAACATTAAGCCTTTGCACTACTTCGTTATTCATGGCTACATTTATTGCCTGAACTATTCCAGCATAACTTCCAATAGTAAACTTGCTTGATTCTACTGTTGGAGGCACTAAGCTTTCATAATCATCACCTGCTACGATAGTTGCATCTGTTGGCACACTATAAAGCCCATACAAATCCCAATTAATCAGTCCGGGTTCTCCTGCCTCTAATACAACCTCAAACGTCCCAACTACTCCAAGAGATTTATATAACTTACCACCAAAATAAGCATATAAAGTTGCGCTACTAAAGCTGCCACTAACTGGAGTGTAAACGTCTCCTGTTTCAGACATACCACAAGCCAGAAATAAAGGTTTTAGTTTACTACCATCACCCCTAATCTCTGTGGTAAACGTTATATGCACTCTTTCTCTTGTGATTAAATGAGGCATTGTTCCTAAGAAAGACCTTTGTAAGTTCCTATCTATCTTGTCACCTTCTGGCGCAACCACAATATCCTTTGCTAAGAATAAATCACTAGCTGTTACCGCATTCTCTGTGCCATAAGCAGTTTCTGTCGTAACTCCTATTGTCGCTAATTTACTTCTATACATTTTATTCACCTCCATGTTTTAGATTTATATTTCTTTTATTATCCATGTTATTCTCCTATGTCCGCGTTTTATATTTGGTTCTTAGTCTGCACAACATTGTTATATCCACTGTTCGGATTGGGTATGATGTATAATCGAAATTTGTATCTGGGAATTGAATTGTCATCACTTCACCGCTTAAATATATATCACCTCCAAAAGTCTTTTTAATATCTTCGCATATATCTAAAACCCCCTTATGTCTTGTATCTCCAACTATCTGTTTATCCTTATCAAACATCTTTATTATCCCTGTTACTGTTATTCCAAAATACAATTCCGATTCTTCTTCAAAAAACGGGATAGTCTCTTTTATATCAGCAGGCTCTAAGATAATACAAGGAATCTGACTATCAGGTATATTGTCGCGCCATCCCTCAAATACTTTTCTAACATAAGATAAGTTACTGCCTGATTTCTGCGCGGCTTTTAACACATTAACTGCATTAGTAAATACTGTTTCTGGTCTCGACATTTATGCTACCCTCCAAATCTTCTCAACATATTTCTGCACATCTTCTGAAAAGAATCTTATAATATCACTTGATTTTTCTTGTAAACTTGGTTTCATATATGGTCTTTTCGGCATTTTAACTTGTTTGGTAGTTACCCATGTATTTCCTATTTTAAATTTAAGTGCTTTCTTAGTCTTTGGCTTTATAACACCTCCATATTCATGTATTTTGGCGTAAATCACGTTAGTACCTACCGTTCCTGATATTCCATCACTTGTTACATTTATTCTATTGCCTGCGCTCTTTTGAATACTACCCCTCAATCTATTCGTTCTTACATTCAATACCTGTCCATGTAATTTATGTTCTGCAATATGATTAGTTAATCTAATCATGCTTCTTCTCATTGCAAACTTCATGCCCTGATTTACCGCTTTGTTCGCATCTACACCAAGCATCTTAGTTATCTTCTCTGGGTTCTTTATAAATACATTAATCTCAATCATTAATATCCTCACTGCCTATTCTATCTAATATTCTTTTTGGCAAGCCCTTTATATCCCTAACACAAAACAAATTCATCCATTTACAATTACCATAATATCCCTCATAACACCGCTTTGAAAACCTATCTATATCTGTAATTTTCCTCAACATCCGGCTGTGCACGTTCCTCTGCCATCTGTCTATCTCAAATATATTAAAGCCATACTTAGTAAGTAATTTTAAACATTCTTTAGGATCTCCCAATACTTCTAACTCCGGCTGTGAATACTCTATAATCATTTTAATGTCTTTGTTGTCTCGCAATGTTCTCTCCATCCCTTTTAAAGCCAATCCCTCCGCGCCCTGAATATCCATCTTTAAAAAATCAACTCTACAAGATTTACTAAAACAAGTATCTAGCCGAACAGTTTTAACATTAACAACCCCTTTCGGTTTCCAATATGTAGGCTTGCCTAAAGTGTGCATTCCTAAATTACCATCATGTATATATAATTTCATTTCTCCGTCTGTGTCTGATACTGCCATATATGCTAATTTTGTATTCTTGTATCCGTTTATATTGATATTCTTTTTTAATACCTTGTAATTCTCTATCTCCGGCTCAAAAGCAAACACCCTGCCTTTATCTCCAACTAGCTTTGCAAACACTAAAGTATAACAGCCTATCATTGCGCCTATATCTATTGCTGTATCGCCCTTTTTTACAACTTGCCTTACTATCTCTATCTCAAACGGCTCATATACCTTGCCATCTCTCAAACTTAGCGTATTTAACTCATCTAAAAACATTGGATCACCGAACATATTTTTAACCACCATGTATCACTCCTTCAAGCGCATCAATCCAACTATCTCTTTGTTTATCCCAGCCCATAGCTTCCATTCTTTCTCTTGCCTTTTCGCTGTCATCTCCTATGTCTCTATCGGCTATTAGGTTTATTGTATCGGTCAAATCCTTTTCTTTTATATCAGCAAACCTAACTCCTTGATGTGTAAACTCTCCTCTATCTTTGTCAAATCGTTTCTTACCAATCGTTACAAATTCCGTCTTGACAAGATAAGGCTTAAATCCCCAGCAACTCATAGGCTCCGCATCTGTCGTAATTGCTGGAATCCCACACATCATAGGCTCTATAATATTAAGTCCATAACCCTCAATCCTACTGGGCTGTATTGATACGTCTATACTATCGTCGTAAAGTTCATAATTCTCACCTGTCTTATTACCTATCTCTAGTATAATTCTATCGTCTCCTAGCTCTTCTGCTATATCTGTTAAATTCCTGCTCTTAGAATGAAACATCTTTGAATAAGCACAATTATCTAACTGCGCCCTTACAATCAATGTTCCGAATGCTTTACTCTCACTAAAAGCCCTCATTGTTAACTCTGTATTCTTCCTGCCCCAGAATCCACCATATCCAGCTACATGTAACCAAACTTTAGGCTTGCCTGTTCTTTTCTTAAACTTAAACTTGTGAATCTCTGTTGGGAGCGTTAAATCTAACGTCTTATATCCCATGACTTTTTCTAAATGTTCTTTCTCCCAATCAAACTTAGCTACATGATAATCAAATTCTTTTAGCAGTCTGTCATCTGCGCCCTCCCACATAGCCACATTAACCGTCTTAATGCCTCGTTTCTTGCATTCTTCTCCTAAGTATGGTGTGTAAGGTGTCTCTACTACTAAAACTAACTCTGGGCGTGTCTTATTAAGCCAATCAGTTATAACCGCTCTAGGGAATACGGGAACACTTAATAAAGTCAAATCTCTGCCCTTTACCCAATCTAATCTAAAGCCTTTATCTCTGTTCGGGATTAAAGCTATATGCTGTATGCCTAACCCATCAATTATATTCTTTCCCACATAACCAACCCCACTCTGATTTAAACAACCCCAAAATCCCAGCTTCATATGTTTACTCCTCTTTGTCTTAGTTCATTAACCAAACATCTAACTCTATCTACATATTTATATTTCTTGTGCGCCAAATCATATCCAGCTTTTGCGATCTTCTCTCTCTTTGCATTGTATCTTGAATAGTATTTAACCTTATCAACCATCTCATCCATACTCTTTACCCATACAATATGCTTTCCATTCTCAAATTCCTCTTCTAATCCCTCAATATATGGTGTTAAATAAAAACCCCCACTACCCAATATCTGATATATTCTATTGCTCCAATAATGTTCTGCACCTGACTTGAAATCTGCGCGCATCTCAAACTTATCGCCTATTATTATTTTTGTTTCTCCACAAACCTGACGCATTTTTACCCTGTCTATTGCTGGGTGCATTTTAATATGCTTACTCCAGTTACCCATCTTTGCATAATCCTGACTATAAATATCTATTCCGTCTACTCTTTTTGCCAGTGTTTCTAAATAATCTCTTCTCTCTTCGCTTCTCAAGTTACCTATAAAAGCCACTTTGTTTATTTTCTTGTGATCCTCTCGGTAATTTTCCCAATTCACACCCTGCCTAATACATATATTCTTTTCCTTTCCGCCATATTCTGCATTAGATTGAGTAGTAATCACATAATCAACTAGCTTTGCCACCTCTCCAAAATGTTTATCTCTGTCTCTTATTGCCTGATAGTCATTTGTAACTATAACCATACACTCGCATTTATCTCTAATTCTTTTCAGTATCTCAATATTAAATCTACATTCCCAAATAAAACAAACTTTAATTTTTCTATCTAATATTAATCTAAGGAAGCCGTCTACACTGCCCATTACTTCCCAATCCGCAACATATATACCATCACTTGCTAAGTTGCCTTTTTTGGTGTAGCCTCCTTCTTCTATTCCGCATTTAACCGTTGATACTCTCTTGCCTAACACCTCACATAATCCACCTAGCCAATACACGCAATCGCTTAAATATGCCATGCCCATATTAGCCCATCTCTTACCAGCTATTGTTATTAAGCCAACATCTATATCTTTGCCTCTCTTAATTCCCTCCATGTAGAAATTACCCTGCCTTTTTCCATTCTTTGCTAGATTGCTTTTCTTGACTACGTCTACACCCAGTTTGTTTAATTCTCTTTCCATCATGCCTATTGTCCAACCACAACCATGATAATTGCCTGTATAATCCTGCCCGCCAAAAGTCCTACGTTCTGACCATTCTTCACTCTCACTTAGATCACTCCATATTTCTTTTATGTCTGGGCATTGTATAATTATCTTTCCGCCACCATCTAACCAACTAACTAACTTGCCTAATATCTCTCTGCTCTCTCTGCGCCCAAAATGCTCTAATATATCTCTAGCCTCAATTACATCTAATCCTCCAAACGCAATAGTCCTTATATCAACAGTAAAATCCACACCAGTCAATTTTCTTATGTCTAAATTAAACCATCTCTCATTTTCATCAGACTTTTTAATCTTCGAACCACAACCCACATTTAAACAAACCTTAACGCCCGTCTCTTCTCTCTCATCACTCTTGACCATCTGACTGCCTTTCTTCATATACCCACCATCAACAACCTCTGGGGTAATTACAGGCTCGCTTTTGCTTTCGGAAACATTTATGCCCAGTTTCTTTAACATAGCCTCATCAGTAACTATATCGCCCTTTTTAATCAACAGCTTTCCACCACTCCAATAATTACTCATTGCTTTATATCTCATGCTGCTACGCCTTTGTATATGTCTAGTGTTTTATATGCTGAATCCTCAAGTGCTGTCTTTCTATCTCCTGCCTTGTCTGATTCAACCTCATTAACTAACACCTTGTGAAAGATATACTGCGCACAAACTAAGTCTATGCAAGCATCCTGTAAGTCCTTTGGTATGTCTGCTGTGGCATATCCAGCCTTGTATTGCACCTTAATGCTCTTATTGCCACCTATGAACTCCACACCACCTAACAAGTCTATAATCCCTCTCTCTTTCTGAATATAATAATATGTACTATTAAATACGGCTGTGGCACTTGTCGTTACTTTCCACATACCGGTAAACGTTGTTACAGGATAGTTCTTTAAATTAAGGCTATCCAATCCAGCTTCCATATTATAATATTCAGTGTATTCAGTCTCTGCTATTGCTCTGCCAATATAATTTTCCATTAATGCTTGCTTTCTTGCAATCATTCTGTCTAACGTGGGATTGTCTATATCGGGACTGCCTAAGACTTCTTTGACTTCCTCTGCGGTAACTAAGCTCATTTCTTTCTCCTATTTTCTTTAATCCAAAACTTCCACCATTTTCTTACGTAATGCTTACAATTATGATTCTTGTTTCTTGGTTTACGACTACCATAATAAGTACATACATCTACCGTTCCATGTGCTAAATCATTCATTAACTGACACGCAGGATCAAGGGGCTTAAAATAATGTCTACAATTCTTGCAATACACTTTCATCTTTTCGCCCTCTTTTTATATTTCTTAGTTTCAATTTTACTACTATCTTTTTTATTCTTCCTCATCATCTTGTCTTTCTGCCTTTTATTTTCCTTTCTTTCTTCTCTGTCTGAACCCCAATCATCATACATTTTTAATTCCTCTTTTATTTCTTATAATTTCAGCCCAACTACCGTCAGACTGCTTGTTCATGCCGTCTTTTCTTAAATAGACTACAAATAGCTTCTGTTCAATATAACCTGCTTTTAAATTTTGTTCTATCGCTTCTAAATACATGTCCCAATCTTGTAACTTCTCTACTGTGTTATCCATTGACACCAGTTTATCCCTGCGCCACATACTCATTATGCTAATATAATTATGCTTGCATAATCTGTGTGCATCAAAGCTACCGCATATATGTACACCTGTTTTTATATGCTTGCCCAGCTTTTCAATTACACTAAAATCACAATAAGCAAAATCAAATCCTTTGTTAATCTTGTTTCTTAATTTCAATAAACAACCCTCGCCTAATAGACTATCTGCGTCTGCGATAAAAATATACTTACCTCTTGCCACTTGTAGTCCTATATTCCTTGCGATATTTGCATTGTACCTGCGATCTGTCCTTATGTACTTAATCCGTCTATCCTTTTTGAATCCTTGCATAACCTCGTGCGTATTATCCTTACTACCTACATCAACAACAATCATTTCCCAGTCTATCCCCTGCAATCTTGCGCTTTCTATTAATGGTCTAAGATAATCTCCGCAATTTAATGCTGGTACTATGATTGATATTAATGATTTGCTCATTCTTTACTCCTTAGTGGGAAAAGGGTGGTTTCCCACCCTCTCACCAATTAGCCCTTATGATGCCTTAGTTATTCCAAATGCAAATGCCCCCGGCACTGCAACCTGCATGTCTAGTCTTTCAACTATTCTGATCGCCTGCATGTCCTGCGTAATCAAGTTAGTAGTTCCAATCATACCTTGCTTGAATATGTCCACAGTCATACCTCTTCTATCACCAAGTAAAACGTATTTCAAATCACCAAATACGAGAAACTTAGTACTTACTGCATCGTCTTTAGCTCCCGGCAATACAGCTATCTTTTCGTACGGATATCCCCATATTGTACCCGGCGCGCCTGCTGAAGGAGCCTGAAAAATATACTGATCATTTTTATCTTTCAGCTTTCTAATTATGTTCAAAACTGTTCTGTTTAGATAGAACTTACCGCCTTTCTCTGAGAAGTCATCCACTGCGCTAGTCATATCCAGCAAATCATCTGCTGTAATTTCCAATATGCTATCACCACTCAATTCAACAGAATTACAACCAGCACTAAATATGCCCGTTATTGGAGAACCAGTACCAGTAAACAACTGAGTATCCTCTTCCTTCGCAAATGCCTCTGCAAACAACTCAACAAGCAAGTTGTAAACATCAATAGCTGAATCCTCTAAAAGCTCTTCAGTTGTTGGGCATATACCAGCAAGTTTCTTTGCTGTCAATGTAACTAATCCAAAACTAGGTGTGCTTTGGTGTTTTACACCCTTCTCGTCTGTCC